AGTATCATCGTTGTTTGCATCTGATTTTTTGTCATTAGTAGTCTCCTTTTCAGGTTCTTGTTTTTCACTAGGCTCATCTTCAATAACTTCTTCTTCCGCAGGTTTTTCCTCTTTCTTTTCAGGTTCTTCCTGGGTAGAAAACTCTTCTTCTTCAATCATCTCTGGTTCAGGTTCAGTCATCTCAGGCTCTTCTCTAACCTCTTCTATTGACGGTCTTTCATCGGGCACCTCATTACTTGCAACCTCAATCTCTTCTTCCATCATCTCAGGTTCAGACTCTATCATCTCAGGTTCAGATTCCATCATATCCATATTAGGCTCTGGCATAAACTCAGCTTCCTCTTCACTCATGAAAACTATTTCAGTTTCAGCACCAAACTCTTCATAAATTTCATCGATAAGTTCTTCTTGCATTTCTTCAGTAAACTCTTCAGGCATAATCATAACAACCTCTGGTGCAAACTCCATCTCTGGCATAGTGTCTATAATACCTGTAGGTGGTAATAAATCATCATTAGTTAATCCACCAAAATCATCAATAATTACTTCTGGTGCCATTTCAAAAAACTCTTCCTCAGTAATATCAGCCATTTCTAATTCTTCTATGAACACCTCTTCCATATCATACTCTTCTAACATATCATTAAAAGAAGTTTCAAAGTATTCGTCAAAAGCAATCTCTTCTATCTCACCAAACTCGTCTTCAAATACTAGATAGGTATCTAACTCTGGTGCAAAATCAAAGTCAGGTTCATCAAAAGTAATATAATCGATTGCCTCTTGAATATCGTCCTCTACATTATCAAGTATATTTGTTCCATCTTCTTCGACTAAATTAACAGCATTGTCTACAGCTGTGTTATCGTATGTGCAAGTAGGTGGATTTCTATCATGACATAAAGTTACCACCGTAGATGATGAACCTGCTGTTGTAACATTTAAATGAACATTATCTACATCTGGTCCTCTGTGTGTAGAGTCATATTGAGTACCATCAGTATCATTATACATTTCAGCTCTGATAGTAAAATCATTTTGAGAGTTTGAGGTATGCGTATATGTGTCTGTGTAATTTGTAAACTGACCACCGTTAAAATTTCTACTAGGATCGTGATCTACGATTACTCTTTGTTGGGTGGTTACAGTACCATCAGCTGCTGTGATAGTCTGTTTCATTGTGAAAGTATTTTTAAGGTTATTCCAAAACCAGACATCTGCTGATAATGTAGAAGTAAAACCTTGATTAATTTGATCCTTGGTTAAGTGTCCATCTCCAACTAAATCAACATCTTGATAAACATTGTCTTCAGGGTCACCTTCAAATGCCAAAACACCACCTGAGGAATCTGCACCTGATGGATATGTAAAACCAAAATTACCGTGTGTGTGAACACCGTGTCCACCATCGGAAGACCAATGAGTAGTAGTTGTAGTGTTTCCTGTTCCGAATGTTGAATTGTTGAGAATATTACCGGTAACTACTCCACCACTTGATGTGACACAAGTTAGGTCACCTAAGTCGTTTTCGGTACATACTGTATTTGCATTTACAGTAGATGTTATACCTAGAGCAATAATTACTCCTAGGAGTAGTCTAAACATTATTACCTACCGTTCTTGAATATTTCTTTACTTCTCTCGTCTGCTTCTGCTTGTGCTTTCTTTGCTGCTTCTTCTGCTGCTAATTTTTCTGCTTCAAGTTTTGCTTGTTTCTCTTCAGCTGCTAATTTTTCTGCCTCAAGTTTTGCTTTCTTTTCATTTTCCTTTGCAATTTCTTTTGCTTTCTTTTCATTCTCTTTTTCTATTTTTTTGATTTCTTTTTGTAACTTTTTAGCTTCAGCTTCAGCTTCCTCTTTAGATTTCTCTAATTGTTTTTGTAATTCTTTTGCTTCTTCTTTCTCTAATTGTAATTGTTCATCTAATGCTTCTTGTGTTAAGATGATTTGACCTGCCTCAATATCATTTCTGATTTTTAGTTTTTCAGTGTACTGTTCATAATCAGGTCTTTCTTTATCATATTTTTTCCACTGTGCCTTAGCATCTTCACCAATCATACCTTCGAATGGGCAAGGTGTTCCTGCATTTTCCATAGCTGAGAAGACTCTATCGTCCTGACAAAGTATTGCCACAGCAGCAACCTTCATGTTATAATCGTATAACAGCTTTGATAATTTCATTCTTTCACAGTTCTCATCTATTACTGTGGTTCCTGTAGATAGTCCAAATCCAAATGATTGACCTCCTAAAGATATTCCTACTCTACATAAATCTTGTGACATAGCTGAAATAGAGGGTGCACTTGCACTAGGAACGACCCTAGTGTCTCCAGTATAAGAGTTTGTAGTATTTGTTGTAGTTGTATTTGATGATGAACCACTTGCATATGTGGTTGTTGATTCCTGTGAATATCCACCTGTGATAGTGGTATTTGAACCTGATGAATTTGATAATGTATTAGTTGTCGCACCTGATGATGTTGTATCACCTAATGCCACACCTGCTAATAGCAAAGTAGTAAAAATTGTTGTTAAAAAATACTTCATTTGTAACCCTCTGGAGTGTTTTTGTTATATAAAGTATTTATAAAAGAAAGGGCGTCTAACCATGGACGCCCGGCGTGTGAATTAGGACACAAACCCGTTAGTGAATTAGGGAGAGATTAAATTAGTTTTCGTCAACTAATTTAGAAAAGTATGACATGGTGTCGTCCTCTTCATCTACTTTTACAGCAGGTTCGGCAACTACCTCATCTTTCTTTTCAGGTTCACTAACTCTAACATCTTCTTTTATTTGTTCAGACATTACAGGTGGGGTGTCGATGTCTTCAGCTGAAGATGTTTTTCCTGTACCATAAACAACTCTTTCAAATTTAGCCTTAAGCTCATCATAAGATTTGAATTGATCTGGTGCCAGAAATTGTTGTAATCCAGTTTGTAGTTTCCAAATATTTTCGATATCCTCATCGGAATCTTTAATTTTAGATGGACTTTCAAACTCGGATTTATCATAGTTCCAATAACCATCAACTTTTCTGATTTTTAGTTTGAAGTTTGCACCTTCCCAAAAATCAAATGGATTGATTGCTTTCTCATCTTCAAACTGAGGTTGCATTGCTTCAGTAATTTTATCAAAAATCTTTTTACCAAATTTATATAAAAATACTTTGCCTTCATTCTCAGGTCTACTTGGATCAGCAACGACCATGATGTTTGTCATGTATGATAATTTTCTTTTTCTCTTACGAGCAATATCTTTATCACCCTCGGATCCTGTGTTCCACAATCTAGTATTATCCTCACTAACAGGATCTTTCTTGTTTAAGGTTGTTAAACTGTTTTCAATATACCACCCACCTGGTCCTTGAAAAGCATGTGACCAAACTCTTGCCCAAGGTAGTTCTTCACCAGTCGGTGCTGGTAAAAATCTAATGACAGCGTAACCGTTACCTGATTTATCAAGTTCTGGTTTCCAAAATCTATCGTCTAGGGATTGTCTGGTTTCGGGTGTTGAGCTTGCTTTTTGTAGCTCTTTCGTAAGTTTGTCGAAATTAGATCGACTTCGTTTTAGTTCTGCAAATGACATATTTTATTCTCCGTATTATTGTATTCGTATTATTTGTATTTACCTTGTCCACAGAAACATAATATATAAAAGTATTTATACAAGTTTAGCAGAGAGTCGTGGGATTCCGTTGGTACGATACCCACAAGCTTCCGGGAAGAGTCCAACATTTCCTGAAAAAAGATGGTCCCTACTTACAACTGACTCCGGTGTCTTCAACCATTTGGTCATAACCCTCCATCGCCATGCTATTAGCCCTCTTAAGCTATATTCAGCCAGACTCATCTTCAAGTTTCGAACCTTGAAGACTTTTCTGCTAAACTTGTATATATTATAACACAGCGAACTCATAAAGTCAAGTCCTTTTGTGAAATAATTTTAATATTTTTGTGGTTACTCCATTCGGGGAATATTTCCCCATCGTGGACCCAAATAAACTCCACATTTGGGTGGTAACTAAATACCTTACTAAATTGTTCTATCCAGTTCTCTGGCACTACTGCCGGGTCCTTACTAGACAAATAGTGAGGTGTGTCTTTGTATATGTTATTAAGATAATCTGTTTTACTATGAAAGTCCATACCTATCATATAGACAGTTTTTGGTTTCTCTTCTTTTACACCAATTGCAAGTGCTGTAGCACCAGCAGACCAACCTGGGTCGTTATCAAAATAATCTGACAATGATGTAACTTTATCTTCGCTAATCCAACTTACTGATATGAGTTTGGTACCGTAGCCTTTCCATCTTTTTATGTCGTTACCGTTTTTTATTGCTTTTAATTTATTGACATCGGTCATATTACAAACAACTTCGGTAGATGTATTTTTTTCATTTGATAT